AATTAAACTATCTAATTCTATCCCATAATTAAAGCTATATATTGGATACTCATATTTCTCTGTATTGAGTACCTTGTATATAGCTTGTTTTAATGCGTTTAAATCGTCTATATTGCCTTGAATAGTATTATTGGATACTTTATATGTTTTACTTGTTTCTGGTGTGTCTGTAACCTCAAATTCGTTATTTAAAAATGATTGTGGTATCACAATATCACCTCCAGTATGTAGAATTGTTGTCCACCGTGGTTTCTGAGTAATCTTACTTTATCCCCTGTATTAATACTGGTTTTTAGGTTGCCTATTATTAATTCCATTGGTAGTGTTAGTTTGTCGCTTATTTTGATTCCGTTAGACACAACAGTACCAATGCACATGTTGCATAATTTCGCATTGTTCAGATAATTTTCTATGATTTTCTTAATTTCATTTATCATATTGCCACCTCTAACGTCATAGTGTGAATAGGTATAAAGCTATGCGTTACTGATTTTACAATAAGTCTCTTTTTTAATCCTATATCACCAATCTCTGCATAAAAACTTACACCAGCTCTAATTCTCGAATCACCTAGGCAATTAAGAGTTAATGTTTCTACTTCTTTATTATAAAGACTTAACAGCATATCGGCTTTCGATTTAGCTTGTGCGGTATTCGTATTTTTGTCTAATACCTCAAAGTATTGAATTAATCCATATTTTGAAATTGAATTACTGTCTTTGACTATATAAGTATCTCTTTTTCCAGTTGTTTCATTATCGCTTACCAATTTAACTACATTATAGAATCCATCATCAATAGATTTTTCGTATTCATATTCGTAACAAAGATTTTCATCACCCAGAATTAAATCTAGTTTTAATTCATCGAGATCACGTATTGAAATACCACCATATTCATCACGCAACGAATACCATATTCCTTTGTTCATTAACGTATCGCTGATAGCAGTGTATATAATATCAAGCCATGTCTTATCATCTTGAGCCGATACAGGCAATATATACTTAGTATCCATGATGTTGCCTTTTCTCAAACTAAAATAATTACACATCTTATTAGTTAAAGTCGTTATTGTATCATTTCTAACAACTATAGTATCTTTGGTTTTACAATATCTTAATTGATCATAGGTAGTGATAGAAGTTTCTTTTTTTTGATTAGTACCATGTTTAAATACATAACCACGATATTTTATATCTCCATATATAAATCTGACTACATTGCCATTGAATATATCCATATCTTTGTTAATGTATGAAAACTCTAATTTGCTACAACCATCATTTAATACATCTTTCCAAGTTACTGATTTGACTAATTCACTTATTTCAAATAGTTGGTTGTCTTTTTCAACAATAAACTCCATCATTTAGGAATCACCAACTTCCATCCCGGATAAATAAGACTAGGATTCTTGATTTTATCCTTGTTTGCGTTAAATATTTTATTGTATAAGGAACCTTTCCCATAGTATTTTTTCGAGATTCCCCATAAAGTTTCATCTTTTTGTACTATGTGAAAACCTGTATTCTTTGGATTTGTTGTTGTAGATAGGTTTCTTTTTTTCTTACCAGTTGATTTATCTATTTCGGTTGTTTGGGTTTTTATATTGAATTCCTTGTACTCTAATAATTTTAACGAAACATATTTATCACCTTCTTCTCCTGCTTTTTCTGATATTTCAAGTTCTTCTATGAGTACTAAGGTATTTGTGTCATCACCTATTCCGTTTGTTGCTATAAATCTTACAGGAACTAAATTTTTTCGCCAAGTTTCAAATAAATTAAGATAATAGTCAGGTGATCTAAATTCATTTTTGGTTTTTATATATGCTCTATCTTCTTTTGGTAATTCGCACTCGAATGAATACTCATTTAATTCTGCATGAGTGGGTATAGCTATTTGACCAAGTTTCAAGATCTCAAATTTTTCAACAGCTAGTGCTTTGGTTATTTTTAGTTCTTCCGGATTTACAGGTAATCTATGACTACTATTATTGTAATCAAAAAATATAGCATAATCACTCATTAATATACCCCCTCACTAGCAGTTGCTATTTCCTCTTGAAGAATCTTTTTAATTCTACCTGCTACAGCATCAGCATCAGCAGTCTCATGAACATCACCAAAAGTAACTGTAATATTAGGTGCTAATGTATTACTTGCTACATTTGCTATGTAATCACGTTCTGCAATATCTCTAAGGTACTTTATATCTTCATCCGACATATCAACATCAATCTTACCATTATTTCCAGTACCCTCAACTTTGAGTGGATTATTTGATGTGCCGAAATTATCGAAATTAAACCCTTTTCCATTGCCGTTGCCCTTACCTGTCAATGTATCAGTTAAAGTAGATAATGTACCACTTATATCACTGTAAACACCTTTTCCAATATCACTGCCCCTTGTAGCGTAATCTGAATAATCAACGAAATCTAATTTAGGAGCATATTCTTTCCAATCAGCTTCTGTTTTCATCATGGATATTTCTGCATCTAGTTTATTTTTTAAATCTGTTATCCCTGATGTGATGTCAATTTCTACTCCAGGTATTTTATTAACTAAATTTTCGATTCCTCGTGCTATACCTGCAATGAAGCCTAATATATTACTTGACCATTCACTAAACATTATTTGTATTGATGATAATGGATGATTAAATACATTTCCTAAGAAGTTAACAAAATCAGCAACCATATTCCAAAGAGTTACAAACAGATTAATTATAAAAGCTACTACAGATCCTACTAATCCACCGATAAAGCCAAATACATCTTCAAATGTCACACCCATGGATTGAAGCATCAATACAACACCTGCAATCGTTGCTATAATTGCTAGTATTGGTAGATTTAGCGCAAACCACAACGATATAAAACTAATTAAAATTGGTATAGCAACACTTAGATAACCTATAACATTCACTAAGAGCATCACGCCAATACCAATTAATATAGCTTGTATAACTGGCCAATACTGAACAACAAGATTAGATATGTAATTGATTATGTCTGCTAATAAGTAGATACTACCTATGATAACGTTTATAAATGTTAAAAACCCATCTGTATTGATAATATTGGTAATACTGTTCATGATACTCGCAAAAGCTTCTGTTCCACCGTTTTTAATTCGATTCCATATATCGCTGAACGTCATTGGCATTGTTTCAAATTTTGAATTTATTTCGTCACTCATTGAGAACATAGCGTTTTTAATTATTTCGGATGTTATTACACCATCTGCTGACATCTCTTTCAATTCACCCTTGGATTTTCCTGTGAATTTTACTATTGCATCAGCTATCATAGGTGCATTTTCCATTATTGATCTAAATTCGTCACCTTGTAATCGACCTGCAGCCATGGCTTGAGATAATTGCAATAAAGCAGAAGATTGTTCGGTAGAACTTGCTCCACCAATTTTAAACGTCTTTTGTACTAATTCTGTAAATGCTATTAATTCATCGTTGCCACTAAATGATTCGCTAGCTAATAGACCCATCCTTGAAATAGCACCTGCCATAGCACTGTACGCACCTTTTGACCTATTTGCAGAATCGAATATTTTTTCTTGTAATTCCAATTGCGTTTGCAATCCATCATTGATTAAATTTAATCTTGCAGTTGTATTAGTGAATTCATCTGTTATATTCATACCTTTTATTGTTGTTGCTAATAGTGCAGCAACTGAAACCACTTTTCCTAATCCATTACTAGCAGTATTAGCACTTGCCCCAGTGGCTTCTAATTCTTTATTAAGCTTATCAGTCGCACCACTAGCATCAAGTATCTTTTTAGTTGCCTGATCTGTTCCACGGTTTATTTTTTCTATTGTAGATGAATAACCATCGAATAATTTAAACATCGCTTTAAGTGTTGCTATCTTCTTCTACCTCCCTTCCTTGGACTATTTTTAGGGATATGTTTCTTTTCTTCCTCTATTCTTGCTTGTATACTTCCGTAAACAAAAGCTTTTTCTCTTTGGTCCATAGCATTTAACACAGAGGGGAGTATGTGTAATTTCTGTAATGCAAAGTGTGCTAAATTAAATTCTGCATCACCTTGCTTTATTCGTTTTTTACTTCTTCAATATCCTCATTAATGTCTTCATCAAGACCACTTAATTCTTGTACTGCCTTAGCTAACTCAGCAAACTCACCCATCAAAAGCATATTTTTTAACGTTTCAGTTTCGCCCAAACCATAAACTGTTTGGAGTTCAGAATCTGCAAGGTTAGGAAATACTACTGCACTTGCGGTTAATGCCTGAACATATTCTGATCTATTAAATGTTTCTTGGTTTGTTTTCCTGTCTTTTTTTGTATACTTTTTAATTAGTTGCTCGTTTTCTTTTTGGTGTATAGGACGTATAATAAACGGAACTGGCTTGCCATTCTCTTGAAATCTGTTTGATATAATTACTTCTTTATTTTCAACCTTTACTGGATTTAAAAATGCGTTTAATGAACTCACTGGAAATTCCTCCTTAAAAAAGGGAGCCTAAGCCCCCATTATCTATAGTTACTTGGTAAATCAAAATAGCTTAATCCCTCAATAGAATCAAAGGTGAAGTCTGAATCAAAGGTAACAGGATCATCTGAATTATCGTCTAGTGAAGCAACAGGAATAGTCTTAAGAATTACATTGTTCAAAACAACTTCTTGCTTGCCAATGGTTGATTGTTGGTCTTCGTTAACAACTCTAAGCTTAATTCCTCTATAATTGCCAGTTTTCAAATAAGTTATTGCTCTTTTTAATTCCTGACTGTTAGCAAAATACATTGTCAAAGAGCCTGTTCCCTCTGCACCAACTACCTTATGTTGTGTCATTCTATTGCCTAACATTCTTCTTGCTTGCACAACTAAGTCTAATTGCGCTCTTAAGCTAGATGTTTCGAATAATTCTCTATTCAATCCATCTATGGTAGCAAAAGCTTTGCCCTCACGTGCTGACACGGTATCGGCTATCTGTAAATAATTATCTGACATGCTTTACCTCCTTCCTTAGGACAAATTAACAGTGATGTACATCTTTTCTACACTATCAACAGGTTGTATGTAACAATTAATAACTACTGCATCTGAATCGGTTCCAGCTTCAACGGTTACATCTTCTGCGGTGAAGTTTTGAATAGCTGCAATTCTTTGCATTTCATTGAAATACTCAATCAATGTTGCTCTTAACGCTGATCTACCATCTACATTGTTATTTATTTTACCCACATAGTTAGATTCGAATATTTCGGTAATATCGTTATTAATACCGTCTAATGTACGAATAACACGATTCTTTTTGAATTGCTTACCTTTATCCACTGTAACATTAGTTAATGAGTTAATATCGCTTACTACGGATACATTTTGTACACTATCTACTTTAAAAATAAACTTACCAGCAGAAATAGCGGTTTCCATCTCACTCTTAGTCATTCGTGGTACTACATCAATAGCACCTACATATTTTTTGCCTGTATTTGATTGATTAACATTGGCACCAGCGGTTACACCACCCACCCAAGCGGTTGTTTCTGCAATGGTGAGTTCTGTTTCATCGGATAATACAATCCCTTGCGCTACATTGATAACACCTTCACTATCACCTACATGGTTAGCAAGTACCGCTTGCACCTTAACACCTTCATTTGTACGCATTGCATTAATCCATGTTGCGATTGTGGTCTTATTTGCATCGTAAGAAACACCGTCATATGGATACACCAAAGTGTTAAATGCAACCGTCTTAAGATCGTTTAAAGCATTCGTGATATCCGTTGTATCATGAGTAGTTCCAAGATTATATACGATAACCTTTTGTGCACCTTTTAACGCTTCATTTACTAGCATTTTATCTGCATCGGTTACGTTATCAGGGTACTCACTCATATCAAGTGATGTGATGTTATACATAACTCCTACAACACCTACACTCATTTCTTGTAGCATCACTACGATACCCCTATCACCCGGTGTTATGGATAGTGGAGCATTCGTAAGAAAATTTATGTACGCACCGGGTAATATTTTATTTTGGCTAGTCCATGTTCCTGACATGAAATACCTCCTTTACAAATTAGTATTTGTTTGTTGTTGTTGCATTAATATGATATCTTCA